GCGGGCGGGCGGTGCTGTATGCGGACCCGGGGTGGGATCATATCCCGGGGTCCGATGGGGCGGAGCGGGCGTTGGCGGATAAGGTGCTGGCGCGGGCGGGGGCCATCGGGCCGCGCACCGCGGCGGACGCCCAGGTCCAGGAGTAGCCCATGGCCGCCGGCGGGTTCACCGTCACGATCGATGACGCCGAGGTCCGGGCGGGCCTGGCGCGGGTGCTGGCGCAACTGGGAAACATGGCGCCGGTGATGGAGGATATCGGGCGGGCCTTGGGCAACCTGACGGAGGATGCCTTCGAAAACTCCGGGCCGGGGTGGGCGGCGCTCTCCCCGGTGACGGTGGCGCGGCGCGGGAGCGCGGGGCCGATCCTGGTGGTGTCGGGGGGGAGCGGGCTGGTGGGCAGTATCACGCATGGCGGGGACGCCACGAAGGCGTGGGTGGGCGCGTCTAAGGTCTACGCGGCGGCGCAGCAGTTCGGTAACCCGGCTAATCGCTTCTACAACACCCCGCGCGGCGCCCCGGCGCCGATCCCACCGCGGCCGTATCTGCCGATCCAGGACGGGGACTGGACGCCGGAGGCCAAGACGAAGATTCTCGACATTCTGACCCAGGCGTTGGAGTCGGCGGTCGGGTAGGGCCGTTGTCGTTGTCGTTGTCGTAATCGAGTTCGACAACGACAACGACAACGACAACGACAACGACAACGACCGCCCCCCCCGGACGGTGCCCCGACCCCTCGACCCGGAACCCCGTTTAAACCCCGTTTAAATCTTCGCAGGATCGATTGTCGGGGGTCCCCCGGTACCTCCGCCGCCCCCCCCTACCCCAAACGCGTCAGAGAGGCGCCTGTCGCTGGCGGGTCCGCCGGGCGCTCCGCGGGCGTAATCCGCCCCGGGCCAAACAGGCCCCGGGATAGGGAAAATGGGGGCCATGCACACGTCTGTCTCCCCTTCCCCGACCCCCCCCGCGAGCGCTGCGGCGCTGCACCTGGCGCGCGTTGGCTCCTTCACCGATATGCGGGGGCAGGCGGTGGAAGTGACGGCGGAGCTGCTGGCGCAGTTGGCGGCTTCCTATGATCCATTGGTGCATCGCGCGCCCTTGGTGATCGGGCATCCGCAGACCAATAGCCCGGCGTTCGGCTGGCTGGAGCGCGTGACGGCGACCGACGCGGGGCTGTTCGGCACGCCGACGCGGGTCGATCCGGCCTTTGCCGCGGCGGTGCGCGATGCGCGCTATCCCCATCGTTCCCTCTCCTTTTGGCCGGCCGGGCATCCCGGTTCACCGGTGCCGGGGCAGCCGTACATCCGGCACCTGGGGGTGCTTGGCGCGACCGCGCCCGCGATCCCCGGCCTGCAGGGCGCCGATCTGGCGGCGGCGGACGGGGCGCTGACCATCACGATCCCTCAACCCTCACCCCTTCCGATCCCGGAGCTTGCGATGGCTGAACCCTCTGAAATTGTGGACCTGGCGGCGCGCACTGCCGCGGTGGCTGAGCGCGAGCGCGACGCCGCGGCCCAGGCCGCGGCGCTGGATAAGACCAAGGCGGACCTCGACCGCCGCGCCCAGGACCTGGCCGCGCAGGAAGAGGCGGCGCTGCGCGCCACCATGGTGGCCTTCGCGTCGCGCCTGGCCGATGAGGCGCGACTGCGCCCGGTGGACGTGCCGGCGATTGCCGAGATCCTGCTGCGGCTGGGGCCGGGCGAGCCGGCGGTGTGCTTTGCCGCGCCGACGGCGCCGACGCAGCCGGCCCCGGGCGCGGGGTGGCTGCGCGGGTTCCTGAGCGCGCTGCCGCCGCTGGTGGAGCTGGCGGAGCGCGCGACCAAGGCGCGGGTGAAGGGCGCCCCGAGTGCGGCGGACGACGCCAAGGTCGCGCGCCGGGCGCAGGCCTTCAAGGCGGCGCAGGACGCGGCCGGCCATCCGATTTCTTTCGCCGCGGCGGTGGCCGCGGTCGAGGCTGACGAGGATCTGACCCATGTGGCGTAATCCGCTGCTCGACAAGACCTACACGGCGGGCGGGACCATCCTGCCCTATCGGCTGCTGAAGTTCGGCACCAGCGATACGCTGCTGATCCAGGCCACGGCCGCGACCGATGGCCTGCTGGGGCTGTCCGGCCAGGTCGGCGCGGCCAGCGGCGAGCCGGTGGATATCACGCTGGTCGGGGTGGGCGAGGTCACGCTGGGCGATACCGTGACGCGCGGGCAGCGCCTCACGGCCGACAGTGCGGGCCGCGGCATCCCGGCCGTGAGCGGTAACGTGGTGGGCGGCGTGGCGCTCAAGTCCGGCGTGGTCGGCAATGTGGTGCCGATGCTGCTGCACGCGGCCGGGGATGCCGACGGGGCGCCCTTGTACCAGGCGGATGTGACGGTCGCGACCGCGGCCGTGTTGACGCTCAACGCGACCCCGGTGCAGTTGGTGGCGGCCCCGGGGGCCGGGCTGATCGTGGCACCGACGATGTTCCAGGTGTTCCTGGACTACAACACGACCGCCTATGACGGCATCGCGGCCGGTGAAGACCTGACCATCCGCTATACCAACGCGAGCGGCGCGCTGCTGGCGACGATCGAGACCGATCCGTTCCTGGCCGCGACCGCGGACGCCATGCGCATCGTGCTGCCGGTGACGACCGCGGCCCATCTGCCGGTGGCGAACGCGGCGCTGGTGCTGCACCTGAGCACGGGGGAGATTGCGACCGGCAACTCGCCGCTCAAGGTGCGGACCTATTACCGCTTGCTGCCGTCCACTCTGTAACCCTGGCCTTCGGAGCCCATCATGCCTACTGCAGTCGCGGCCAATGGCCAGCCGTTCACCATCGTGCCGGCGCTTACGCGCATCGCGATGGCCGTCGTCAATCAGGATTACATCGCGGACCTGGTGTGCCCGCGGGTGCCGGTCGCCGGGGAGTTGTTCGAGTACACCCTGGTCACGACCAAGGACCTGTTCCAGACCCCCGATGACCTGATCGGGCGCACCGGCGCGGCGAACCAACTGGTGTTCAGCGCGTCCGATGCGACCGACCGGGTGGTGGACCGCGGGCTGGAGGCCCCGGTGCCGCTGAAGGATGTGGACGCCGCGGCGGCGGCGAACATGGCCGATCCGAGGGGGATCGCGGCCGAGCAACTGACCCAGACCATGCTGCGGCTGCGCGAGCTGCGGGTGGCGGCGCTGCTGTTCGACGCGGCCAACTATGCCAGCGGCCTGAAGGTGACGTTGGACGGCACGGCCAACAAATACCGCTGGGACGACGCCAACGGCTATCCGCTCAATGCGATCGAGGATGCCATCGCCGGGATGATCGTGCGGCCCAACACCCTGACGCTGGGCGCGGCGGTGTGGCTGGCGCTCAAGCGTAACCCCCACACCATCGCCCGGCTGTACGGCTCCGCGTCGACGCGCGGCACGGCGCTGGCGGCCGATGTGGCCAGCGAGTTGGGCCTGGACCGGGTGCTGGTCGGCAACGCCTGGAAGGATACCGCGGCCAAGGGGCAGGCGCTGGTCCAGGCCGCGGTGTGGGGCAACTATGCGGCGCTGACGCGCACCGGGAACCCGACCGCGGCGCAGATGGTGGAGCCGGTGTTTGCCATCACGGCGCAGTTCGAGGGCCGGGTGGGCTCCACCTACTTCGACCCCACGCGGGGCAAGAAGGGCGTGCAGGTGGTGAAGGTGACTGAGAGCGTCAAGGAACTGGTGTGCTGGCAGTCGGCGGGCTATCTGTTCTCGACGCCAGTGGCGCCGTCCTGAGTCGGCGATGACGACTGCAATTTTCCTGGGCCTGGCGATCGGCCTGGCCCTTCTTTCGATCCTACAGAGACTAACGACCATGAACCATACCCTGGATGCCCTGACCGCTGAGGTCGCCGAGAACCAGACCGTGATTGCTGCGGCCGTCGCCCTGCTGACCGGCCTGTCCGCGCGCCTCCATGCCGCCCTCGAAGAGGACGATGAGGAGGCCCTGCTGGCCCTAGCCAACGACCTGGACGCGCAGACCTCCACCTTGGCCGCGGCCGTGGTCGCCAACACCCCGGCCGAGCCGGTCGCTGAGCCCGTTGCCGAGCCCGTTGCCGAGCCCGTCGTCGAGCCCGTCGTCGAGCCCGTCGTCGAGGCCTCGGCCGAGTAAGCAGCCGTCAGCGGACAGCTGACGGCTGATAGCTGATAGCTGATAGCTGAGCGCTTGCCATGAGCTACACCACCGACCCCGACCTGTTGTCGCTGATCCCGGAGCGGACCCTGGTCCAACTCTCGGCCGACGATCCGCAAGCCCTGCTGCCGGACTGGACGGTGGTGGCGGAGGCGCGGGCCTATGCCGATGGGCAGATCGACGCGCGGCTGCGCCAGCGCTATGCGCTGCCGTTGGCGGCGGTGCCGCGGGAGTTGAAGGATTGGGCCTTGGCGCTCGCGCGCCTGTGGCTCTACAGCCGGCGGCCGGACGGCCAAGACCTGCCGGAGGCGGTGCGCACGGCGGCCAAGGATGCGTTGAGCGCCCTGGACGCGGTGCGTGACGGCAAGATGAGTCTGGCGCTGCCCGGGGCCGGGACGCCCGGGGCGGAGACCCTGGCGCCGGAGTCCGGGCGGGTGCTGGTAAAGGCGCCGCAACGGCTCTTTAACGCCGATTTATTCGCGCGGTATCCGCGGTCGTGAAGACGCTGGCAGCGGTCAGCCGTCAGCGGACCGCTGATAGCTGATAGCTGACCACTGACCGCTGACCACTGACCCCATGCCATGGCCGACACCCTCTCCCTCATCGACGCCACGCTCGCCCACCTGGGCGCGGCGCTGCCGGAGTTGGTGGTGGAGCTGTTCCCGGGGCTGCCGCAGGAGTATCGGCTGAACGCGCCGCTGGGGGCGGTGCTGGTGGGCTATGCCAGTTCCACCCATGGCCCGGCGCAACCGCTGGGGATGGTGGTGCAGGAGCGCCGGCTGCGCCTGACCATGACGGTGGTGACGCGGCAACTGTGGGGGCGCGAGGGGGCGATTGCCTTCCTGGACCGGCTGCGGTTGGCGCTCGTGGGCTGGGTGCCGCCGGATGGGGAGGCGATGACCGCGGCCAGTGAGCGCTTCCTGGCGGAGCACGCGGGCCTGTGGTGGTACGCCAGTGAGTTCGACACCAAGACCCTGACCATCGCGGACCGGGCGCCGGATACGGGGCCGCTGCTCAAGCACGTGACGCTGTTGGACGGCTACACCCCGCGCTGTGAGATCACTCTGGCGGCCGACGGCGCCATCACTAAGGAGCATTTCGACCCATGAGTATGTTTGATTATCACGGCCCGGTGTCCAGCGTGTCGCTACGCCTGGGGGACGGGGGGCCGCCGCGCGATGTGACGCTGCACCCGGGGCAGCCGGTGGACCTGCCGGCGGACCATGAGTGGGTGCACACCCTGGTGGCGCGGCGGTTGCTGACCGCGCGGCCTGACCCGGCGCCGACCTCGGCGCCGGAAGCGGCGCCGGAGTCGGCGCCGGGGGGCCGGCGCGCGGCCAAGTCCGACCCCAAGCCTGAGACTGAGACGGGAGCCTGAGATGTCCGCGAATTTTTTGCATGGCGTCGAGACGATCGAGCTCGACATCGGGCCGCGGCCGATCCGCGGGGTGAAGACGGCGGTCATCGGGCTGATCGGCACGGCGCCGCTGCTCGATGTGGCCGCGGGTGAGCGGACGCTGAACCAGATTCAGTTGGTCACCAATGACCGGGATGCGGTGCGCTACTTTGGCCAGCCCCGGGCGGGCTTCACCATCCCGCAGGCGCTGGACGCGATCTTCGATCAGGGCAACGGGCCGATCGTGGTGGTGGTGAATGTGCTGGACCCGGACGTGGACACCACGGCGGTGGCGACGGAGTTGCTGGTGGTGGATGCGGCCACCCTGACGGCGCCACTGGCGCACCCGCAGGTGTCGGCGCTGGTGATCACGGACGCGACCGGCACCATCACCCGGCGGGGGGCGGCGGTGGCCGCGGCGACCACGCTGACCTCCACCGGGGTGATGCCGACCGCGGGCGATACGGTGACGGTCGGCGGGCAGACCTACACCTTCAAGGCGACCCTGACGGGCGCGGCGAATGAGGTGCTGATCGGCGCCTCGGCGGCGGTGGCGCTGACGAACCTGAAGGCCGCGATCAATGGGCTGACGGGGGCCGGGGCGACCTATACGGCGGCGACCGTGCGCAACGCGCAGGTGAGCGCGGGCGCGGTGACGGCGACCACGCTGGCGGTGGCGGCGCGCCTGGGCGGCACGGCGGGCAACGCGATCACCAGCACCAAGGTGGCGGTGACGCTGTCGTGGACCGGGGGGACCTTGGCCGGCGGGCTCAATCAGGATTACGCCCTGGACCCGGCGACCGGCCTCGTCACCAAGGTCGGGGCCGGGGCCCTGGTGACCGGGGATAAGGCGGCCTACTCATGGTTGGACCCTAGCAAGGCGCTGACGGCGGACCTGATCGGCACGGTGGACGCCGGGGGGAACCGCACCGGGATGCAGGCGTTCCTGGACTGCTACAACCTGCTGGGGTTCTATCCGAAGCTGCTGATCGCGCCGGGGTTCGCGACCACCACGGCGATTGCGACGGAGTTGGACGTGCTGGCCGGGAAGCTGCGGGCGGTGGCGTTGGTGGATGCGCCGATCGGGACCACGGTGCAGCAGGCGATTACGGGGCGCGGGCCGAGCGGGGCGATCAATTTCAACTTCTCCAGTCAGCGCCTGGTGCTGTGCTACCCGCACGTGAAGGTGTGGGACACCGCGACCCACGCGGAGGCGCTGCGGCCGCTGAGTGCGTACCTGGCGGGGCGCTTCGGGGCGACGGATCAGGAGAAGGGTTACTGGTGGTCGGCGTCGAATCAGGAGATCAAGGGGATCCTCGGGGTCGAGACCCGGCTGACCAGCATGATCAACGACCCGACCAGCGAGACGAACCTGCTCAACGAGGCGGGCATCGTGACGCTGTTCAACAGCTTCGGGACCGGGATCCGGACCTGGGGTAACCGCTCGGCGGCCTGGCCGAGCGTGACGCACCCGCGCAATTTCATCAACATCCGGCGCACGGCGGATGTGATCCACGAGAGCATCGAATATTCGATGCTGCAGTTCCTGGATCAGCCGATTACCGATGCCTTGATCGATGCCATCACCGAGAGCGTAAATATGTTCCTGCGCACCCTGGTGGCGCGCGGCGGGCTGATCGATGGCCGCTGCTTCTGGGACCGCGCGAAGAACCCCTACACGGAGATTGCGCTGGGGCACCTGACCTTTGACGTGACCTTCATGCCGCCCCCGCCGTTGGAGCGCATCACCTTTGAGTCGTTCATCGATATCAAGATGCTGCAATCCCTGACCGGCGTTGTGGCCGCGTAACCGGAGTCCAGCATGACAACCATCGATATCAAGCGGGTCACTAACGCCAACGTCTACCTGGACGGGGCCTCGTTCCTGGGGCGGGCGGAGGAGGTCGAACTGCCGGAAATCAAGCACAAGATGACGGAGCACAAGGCGCTCGGGATGGTGGGCACGGTGGATGCCTGGGCCGGGATCGAGAAGATGTCGGCCAAGTTCAAGTGGTCGAGCTTCTACAAGGAGGTGCTGGCCAAGGCCGCCGATCCGTTCACGGCGGTGTCGGTGCAGGTGCGCGCGAGCCTGGAGACCTACACCAGCGCGGGGCGGGTGTCGGAGGTGCCGGTGGTGGTGTTCCTGACCGGGCAGTTCACCGCGATCCCGACCGGGAGCTACAAGCAGCACGACAACGTGGAACTGCAGAACGAGATGGCGGTGTCCTACTGCAAGGTGGTGGTGGACGGGGCGGAGATCGTGGAGTTCGACGCGTTCGCGAACATTTACAAGGCGAACGGGAAGGATCTGTTGTCCACCTATCGCGCCAATATTGGGGGTTGATGATGACCGAGCGCACGCTTGAGTTGAGTGGGCCGCTGGTGTGCGGCGATGGCCGCACGCTGACGGCCCTGACCCTGCGCACGCCGCGGGTCAAGCACCTGAAGGAGGCGCAGCGCGTCAGTGACGTGGCCGCGGAGCAGGAGTTGGCGCTGCTGGCGCGCCTGGTGGGGGTGGTGCCGGAGGACCTGGACGAACTGCCGCTGCGGGACTATGCGGTCCTGCAGGAGCGATTTCGGCTCGCCGTTACTCCCGGCGGCGGACCTGTGGGAGGCGGCGGGGCTGCTGGCGCGGTGGTTCCGGTTCCAGCCCTCGGAGATCGATCGGTTGTCGCTTGAGGAGTTACGCACCTGGTGTGCGGTGGCCGCGCGGCAGATGGAGCCGGCGGGCGGCGGGGGTTAGCTGCCGTTGACCCAGCGGCGCCAGCCGCGACCGAACTGCCCGAGCAGTTCAAAGACCCAGACGGCGAGGCCGAGACAGACGGCGAGGAAGAAGACCAGCAGGGTGACAAAGAGGGCGATGCCCCAGGCGTCGCCGGTGCTGGTGGCGGTGGGCAGGTAGGTGATCAGTAACCCGAGCCAGACGCCGAGCAGGCCGATGGGGATGATGAGCTGGAGCATGGTGGCATCTTATGTCTGGAATGATGACGCTCGGAATCATACTCTCCGCGACCGATCTGGCCAGCGGGGTGTTGAGGAAGACGCAGTCGGGCCTGGACGCACTGGCGGGGTCACTGGCGAAGTTCGGCACGGCGAGCCTGGCGCTGGGGGCGGGCCTGACGGCGGCGCTGAAGCCGTCGGTGCTGGCCTATGCCAACCTAGACGAGGCGGCGACGCAGTTGCGCGTGACCTTGATGGGGGCCAACGGGGAGGTGGCGCAGAGCTATGGCGCCCTGAGCGCGATGGCATCCGAGATGGGCAACCGGCTGCCGGGCACCACGGCGGACTTCTACGCGATGACCACCATGCTGCTGCGCCAGGGGCAGGCGGCGGAGAACATCCTGGGCGGCATCGGCGAGGCGGCGGCGCAAGCGGGCGTGCTGCTGAAGCTGCCGCAGGCGGGGGCGGCAGAGTTCGTGAGCAAGCTGCAGGACGCGACCGCGACCACGGCCAAGGACATGGTGGCGCTGGTCGATACCATCCAGCGGACCTTCAATGTGGGGGTGGACCCGGGCAATATGTTGCAGGCCTTCGCCGCCCTGTCCCCGGGCATGGCGGACATGAAGATGCAGGGGCTGGCGGGGGCGCAGGCACTGGCGCCGCTGATTGCGATGCTGGATCAGACGGCGCTGTCGGGAGGGGCCGCCGGCCTGGCGTTGACCAAGGTGTTTCAGGGGACCTTCGACAGTAAGGCGGTGGCCGCGGTCAACCAGCTGCCGGAACTGGCCAAGAACAAGATCAAGCTGGGGTTCATCGACACCAAGGGTGAATCGCTGGGCCTGGAGAACCTGTTTACGCAGTTGGAGAAGCTGCGCGCGCTCAGTACCCAGGGGCGCCAGACGGTCCTGGAACTGCTGTTCGGCAAGGATGGCGAGACCATGCGCGCGCTCAAACCGATGATCGAGAAGGGCCGGGCCGGCTATGACGAGATGCTGGCGAAGATGCGCGCGCAGGCGGCGGCGCAGTTGCGGATCAAGGAGGCCCTGGGCGATACCAAGAACCTATGGGGGGCGCTGCTGGGTTCGGTGGAGTCGGTGATGGCATTGCTGGCCAAGCCGGCGGTGGAGTTCCTGAAGCCCTACATCACCGACCTGAACACCATCGTCGGTAAGGTCGGGGAGTGGGTGAGCGCGCATGAGGCGGTGGTGCGCACCGGCGGGCTGATCGCGGCGGGCCTGGCGGGGGTCGCAACGGTGGTGGGCGGGATAGCGATCGCGCTGGGGGCGGCGAGCAAGGCGGGGAGCATCCTGGCGGGGGCGTTTGGTAAGGGTAAGGGCAAGATCCCGGGGGTGGGCGGCGCCGTAGGGGCCGCGGCGGGGGTGACGCCGGTGTGGGTGGTCGGGGGGGCGCTGACCGGGGGGAGCGGGATGCCGGGCGGGGCGGCGGCGGGCGCGGCGGGCGCCGGGGCCGGGGCGGCGCGGATGGGGCTGGCGAAGACGGCCGCGGCCGGGACGGTGGCCTTTGGGACCGGGCTGGCGGCGGCGGCGGTGATCAATGAGGTGATGGAGGGGTCGGTGGCCTGGAAGCGCTTTGAGGAGTCCTCGGCGAAGACGATGGCCAAGATCGGCTTCAGTGATGCGCAGATCTATGTCGATACGCTGGAGAAGCAGCGGCGCGTGCGGATGGCCAAGTCGGCGGTGGAGGAGCGCCTGGCGCCGGTCGGCCAGGTGCGGCTGGCCGCGCCGGCCCCGGCGCCGGCCGCGCGGCCAGCCCCGCCGCCCAAGCCGGCGGGCCTGTCGATCCCGGTGACCAAGGAGTGGGAGAAGTCGGGCGCGGCGGTGAAGAAGGTGCAGACCAGCCTGACCCAGTTGACCGGGGTGACCCAGCAGTCGGTGAAGCTGGCGGATGGGCTGGGGCAGTCGTGGGGCAAGACGACGGCGGAGATCGCGGCCAAGACCGGGGCGCTGCCGGGGCAGATTACGGCCTTCAAGGGGGCGATGCAGACCGCGGGGGCGCAACTGGGTGAGGGGGTGGTGCTGGGGATCGAGTCGAAGACCGGGGCGGTGGAGACGGCGGCGCGCAACCTGGGGCTGGCGGCGAAGAATGCCTTTGCGCAGGCCAATCAGATCCAGTCTCCAAGCCGGGTGTTCATGCGCCTGGGCGGCTTTCTGACCCAGGGGCTGGCGCTCGGCATCCGCGCCGGTGCCGGGGCGGTCCGGCGGGAGATGGCGACCCTGGCGACGGCGCTCGGGGCCGGCGTGGCGGCCCCGGTGGTGCGGCCGGTGGTCGCCGCGCCGGTGGGCCCGGCCGGCGCGCGTGGCGGTGCGCACCCGGCGCTCGTGCCGCCGGGGGATGGGGCGCTGGCGCAGGCCGTGGGGGCGCTGGTGGCGCCCCTGCGGCGCGCGCTTGGGGGGTTCGTGATGCCGCCGCTGCCGGTGGCCCGCCCTGACCTGCGCCTGGCGGCCCCGCCGCTGCCGGTCGCGCGTCCGCCGGTGGCACGGGCCCCGGCAGCGCGGGCGGAGGGTGGCACGGTGATCCACTTCAGCCCCACCATCAATGTCCAGGGCGGTCCGGCCGCGGGCGTGAAGGAGGCGGTGACGGAGGCGCTGAAGCTGTCGCTGCGCGAGTTTGAGCGGGTGGCGGCGGCGGCCGGGCACGCCGGGGCGCGGCGGGCCTACGGATGAGCACCTACATTCAACTGGGGACGGTGCGCCTGGACCTGCCGACCTACCTGGCCGGGTTCTCCGGGCGGGCGACCTACGCCTATTCTGAACACCAGATTATCGAGGGGAAGTCGCACCTGCAGTGGACCGGGGACGGGCTGCAGACGCGCTCACTGACCGCGAACCTCCACGCGAGCTTCTGCGATCCGCAGCGCGAGTATCAGAAGCTGACCGCGGCGGCGGAGCGGCATGAGGCGCTGAAGCTGTTTTTTGTGCGGGGCATCTTTGAGGGCGACTATGTGATCACTTCGATCGAGCGCACCCTGACCCAGACGGACGCGCTGGGGGTGCCCTACGCGATGACGCTGCAGATCGAGCTGCAGGAGTGCGTAGTGCCGCGGGAGTCCGGCCCGGCGGCGGGGATCCTGGGGACGATCGGCAAGGCGCTGGGGATGCCGCCGGAGCAGGTGGTGGGGACGGCGCTGGCGATCGCCAGCGATCCGGAAGGGTTCGCGAAGGCGACGGTAAAGAATTACGTGGGCGACACGGTGTCGGCGGTGGCGGAGCGGTTTGGGCCGCTGGGGCCGGTGGTCGAGAATGTCTACAGCGTGATGGCGCGCCAGAAGGTGGATGAGTTGCTGCGATGAGCGGACACCTGGAGATCATCACGCGGGAGGGGGAGCGCTGGGACCTGCTGGCCTGGACCTACTACGGGGACCCGACCCGCTATGAGCCGATCATCGCGGCCAATCCGCAGGTGCCGATTACGCCGTTCCTCGCGGCCGGCATCCGGCTGGCGATCCCGGTGCTGGCGCCGGTGCCGACGACGGCGGCCGCGGACCTGCCGCCCTGGAAGCGGGGCTGACGGGGGGCGGCTGACGGGGGCGCGGCGGATACCCCCGCGCGCCCCAAGCGCGGCCGGGGGGGGCGTATCCTGTACGCTTCTCCCCGTACCAGCAGCCCGCCAGTATGTACACACACCCGGTCGAGGACCCCGTTTACACCGTGACCTACAACGGCACGGCGATCGGGGAGGATATCTCCACCCTGATCACGGAGCTGGTCTACACCGACGTGGAACACGGGGAGTCCGACACGGTGGAGTTGACCTGTCAGGATCTGGACGACCGGTGGAAGAAGGAGTGGCTGCCGGACCTGGCGGCCAAGCTGCATGTGACGATCGGCTACCGCGACGGCCGGCGCCTGGACTGCGGTGACTTCGAACTGGACGAAGTGGAGTTTGCGGGCGGGGGCGGGGCCGGTGATACGGTGCGGATCAAGGCGCTGGCGACGGTGATTTCGCCGGCCCTGCGCACCAAGCAGAGTGTGGGCTATGACCAAACCTCGCTGGCCGCCGTGGTGGCGAAGGTGGCCGCGCGCAATGGCCTGACGGCGCGGCACGATATCGAGGGGTCGATCAAGATCGATCGGTTGACTCAGAACCTGGAGACGGACCTGGCCTTCCTGCACCGGTTGGCGGAGGACTACGGCTATGCCATGGCGGTGCGCGGGGGGTTCCTGGACTTTTGGTCGATCGCGAAGCTGGAGGCCCGGCCGGCGGTGCTGACCGTGGCGCGCACGCAGTTGAAGGCGTTCTGCCTCAAGCAACAGAGCAAGGAGGCGGCCAAGAAGGGGGAGGTCAGCTACCAGTGCCCCGAGACCAAGAAAAAGGTGCTGGGGTCCTGCACCGAGCAGGCGTCGACCGGGGACACCCAGCGGCATCTGCAGCGGGTGCCCAGTGAGGGGGCCGCGCGTGCGCAGGCGAAGGCGAAGTTGCACGGCAAGAACAAGCATCAGGCGGACGGCACCCTGGGGATGGTGGGGGAGGTGCGGCTGGTGGCGGGCATTAACCTGGCCTTAACCGGCCTGTACGGGTTGGATGGGACCTGGCACGTGGAGCGCTCGACGCATCGGCTGACGCGCGCCGGGGGCTATGAGTCTGAGGCGACGATCTACCGGGTGCGCGCGTGAGCCACCCGAAGACGGCCCAACTGCGCTTCGGGATCGTGACCAAGGTCGATCCGAAGAAGCACCTGCTCAAGGCGCGCCTGCCGGAGCAGGGGGACCTGGAGACGCACTGGCTGGCGATGCTGGGCCGGTGGACCTTCAAGGACCGGCACTATGGGTTGCCGATGGTGGGCGCGCAGGTGGCGCTGCTGACCGATGAGCGCTGCGAGGACGGGGTGTGCCTGGGGTCGATCTACTCTCAGGAGGACAAGATTCCTCCGGGCTTTGATGAGTTCCAGTTCGGTGCCCGGTTCGAGGACTTGGCCATCCTCAAGTACCACAAAAAGAAGCACGAGTTGACCGTGGACCTGTCCGCGTGCCAGGGCAAGGTGATTGTGCTGTGCAAGGATGCGGAGGTGACGGCGACCGGGACGCTGAAGGTCTACGCCAAGGAGATCGAGTTGAAGGCACCGGTGATCACGCTGGAGGGGGCCGTGACGGTGCGCGGGTCGCTGCAGCAGGTGGTGGCGGCGCCCCCGCCGCCGCCGCCGATCCCGCCGCCGCCGCCGCCTGAGCCGCCTGACCCGCCGCCTCCGACATGACGACGCTGCTGCCGAGCATCCGCGCGCGCGACTGGCAGCCCCGCCTGGGGGCGACCGGGGAGGTGGTGACTGATCTGGCGGATATCGCCCAGGCCATCGCGATCATTGTGACCACGCCGCGCGGGTCGGACCCGCACCGGCCGCTGTTCGGGGCGGATATTCTGCAGTTCATCGATCAGCCCGAGGGGGAGGCGACGGTGGGGCTGATCGCGGAGGTGGCGACGGCGATCCTGGCCTGGGAGCCGCGGCTGGACCTGGTGAGTATTACGCCGACCTTTGCGCTGGGGCATGTCACGTTGGATATCGTGTGGACCCGCCGCGGTGGCGGGGACGCCGCAAGCACGCAGGTGACGCTGTGATTGAGCCGGATTTTATTGAGCGCGATCCGTCGGCGCTGACGGCGGAGCTGATCGCGGGCTGGGAGGCGATGACCGGTAAGACCCTCTACCCGGCGCAGGTGGAGCGCCTGCTGATCGACCTGATCGGCTATCGGGAGTCGCTGGTGCGGATCGGCATCCAAGATGCCGCCAAGCAGAACCTGGTGGCCTATGCCCGCTATCCGATGCTGGACTATCTGGGGCAGTTGGTGGGGACGAGGCGCCTGCCGGGGCAGGCGGCGCGCACGCTGCTGCGCTTTAGCCTGGCGGAGCCGGCCCCGGCCGCCCTGAGCATCCCGGCCGGGACGCGGGCGGGCGGGGGTGGGGCGGAGTTTGCGACGGACGCGGACGCGACCATCGGCGTGGGCGGGTCGGCAGTCGAGGTCTGGGCGACGGCGACGGCCACCGGGCCGCAGGCCAACGGGGTGGGCGCGGGCGGGGTGTCGGCGCTGGTGGATCTGCCGGGGTTCGGGCTCTCGGTGACGAGCCTGGTGGTGTCGTCCGGGGGCTTGGCGGCGGAGGATGATGAACGGCTGCGGGCGCGGATCATCCTGGCGCCCGAACACTTTGCCATCGCGGGGCCGCTGCAGGCGTACCGCTATCAGGTGCTGAGCCTGCGGCAGGACGTGGTGGATGTGGGCGTGACCTCCCCGGCGCCCGGGCGGGTGAATGTCTATCCGCTGCTGAGTGCCGGCCTGCCGGATGAGGCCCTGCTGACGGCGGCCCGGGCGGTGCTCAGTGACGAGAAGGTGCGCCCGCTGACCGACTGGGTGACGGTGAGCGCGCCGACGCGCGTCCCCTATGCGGTGACGGCGCGGGTGTGGGGGGCGCAGGGGGCGAGCCAGGCGGCGGTGGTGGCGGCGGTGGCGGCGAGCCTGACGGCGTTCGCGGACCGGCTGCGGGCGACGCTGGGGCATGATCTGGTGCCCTCCCAATGGGTGGAACGGGCGCAGCGGGTGACCGGGGTCTATGCGGTGGCGGTGGACCTGCCGCTGGGGCGCGTGCTGGCGCGCAGCGAGTGGCCGGACTGCGAGGGGGTGAGCGTGAGCTGGGAGGGGGTGGGGGATGATTGAGTCGCTGCTGCTGCAACCCTCCCTGCGCGATGAGCGCGGCCTGGCCCTGGAGCCGCTGATCGCGCGGCTGGGGCGCCTAGACCTGTCGACCCTGCTGGTCTACGCCATCGCGCAGGTGGCGCCGTCTGCGCTGCCGCACCTGGCGGAGCAGTTCCATGTGGCGGGGCTGGAGGGGTGGGACCTGGCGGCGACGGACCGGGAGCGCAGCCACCTGGTGGCGACCGCGATCGACTATCACCGGGCGAAGGGGACACTGGCCGGCCTACAGCTCGCGGGGCGGCGCGCGGGGCTGACCATCGTGCAGGCGACGACGCCACCGGCGAAGACCTACCTGGCCCCCGCGCGGAACCGGGCCGAGCGTGACCTGGCGCTGGAGTCCTTCCCCCAGTTGCGCCTGTACCGCACCCGCGTCCGCGGGCAGCGGGTGGCGCTGGGGCTCTATTGCCATGCCGCCTGGCTGGGGACGGAGTTTACGACGGCTGCGGCCCTGGCCCGGCGCCTGGGGTGGCGCGCGGAGGTGCGGGCGCCCGGCGGCGCGCTGCGCGCGGAGACGGTACTGATCCACCAGGATACGGACCGGGCCGCGGCGCCGCTGGACCTGGAGGTGCGCCGACCGGGGGCCGCGGGGCGCGGGACTTATCCGGCGGGGCGGCTCGGGCAATCGTTCATGCTGGCCCAAGCGGCGGGGGAGCGGCTGTTTAATGTGCGCCTTACGCAGCCCTACTCCGCGGCCCAGGATCAGGCCTCGGCGGTGCAGCCCGGCCTGGCGCTGACCGCCGCCGCGTACGCGGTGCGCGCGGTGCCGGGGGTGGCGGGCGGGGTGATGCTGGGGCGGTTTGTGAGCGGCCACGTGGCCGACCAGCGGGCGTGTGATCGGCTGTGGCGCGCCGTGCCGCTGTTCGCGCGCGCGGTCACGGACCCGCGGCGCGGGCGCAGCACCCATGTGGGGTCGGCGCGGCTGACGATGCCGGCCTTTACCGCGGAGCTGCGCACCAGCGTCCCGGGGCGCCGCTCGCCGCGCCTGGTCGGCGCCTTCTGCGCCGGGTACTGGGGCGGCGCCGAGGGCTCCCGGCTGGAGCGCGGGCTGGGGGCGTTGCGGCTGGCGGTGGCGGTGCGCGATCGGGTGTGGATCGATACGCACGATCGCCAGGCGCTGCGCAGTGGTGCGGCCCCGGCCGGGCGCTACCGCTGCGGTCAAATCATTTCACGTTCTGTCTGAGGTCACTGAGGTCACGTCATGGAAAAACAGGTTATCTTCCGGGACCGGCAAGAGTTCCAGGCGGCGGACCCGAACGCGCTGCAGGGGTACGTGCGGGCGGCCATCGATCATGTGGTGCAGGATGCGGTCTCGGGGGAGAAGCATTACACCGGGTTCGGCACAGCGGCCAGCAGCAGCAGCACCGTGACGGTGGCCGCGGGGCGCTTCTACACGGGTGGGCAGGTGTTTGTGAGCGAGAGCGAGCAGACGCTGAGCCTGTTCAACTACGTGCCCCTGGTGGCGTCGCGGGTGGTGGCGGTGGTGGTGTGGGGGCAGGAGGTGGATGCGGCGGTGGAGGCGCGGGACTTCCTGGTGGACCTGCAGACCGGCGCGACCGAGCCGCAGGCGGTGGCGATGGAGCGCACGCGCCGGTGCCAGGTGAATCTGTTGGCGGGGGGCGAGAGTGCGGACCCGCAGCCCCCGGTGCTGCAGTCGGGGACCCTGGCGGTGGCCCGGGTGTATCTGACGCCGAGCGGGATCACCCGGGTGGAGATGCAGCCCGCGATGCTGCCCAACGGCTACGATCAGGGGCAGCGCCTGGGGGTGATCGAGGTCTGGCAGGCGGCGGCCGAGCCGCGCATCAGTTCGATCGCCACTGACCTGGCGGCACTGGCGATCCGCTGCGACGCGAAGCTGGACCGGTCGGTGTACTTCGAGTTGGCGGCGGACCTCGCGACGCTGAAGAACCGCAGCCTGCTCCCGTCGAGCTACTCCAGCTATGACGCGGACGCCTTCGCCGACGCCACCAAGCAGAACCAGGCGCACGCGGGCTACGCGGCGCGGGTGGAGAATGGGCTGTTGTTCCCCTTCGCCGCCAGCGGCACGGCGAACCTGGCGCTGTTCAACCCGATCGATGCGGCGGTCAAGACGAGCAGCGAGGGCCTGGTGCTGCCTGCGTACCTGCACGCGCCACGCCTCAAAACCCAGGGCTACGCAGGGGATCTGAGCATCAGCCAGTACCAGGTGCAGTCCCTCTCCTTGCGGGCACGGACCTGCAGCTTCTGGGGGTATCACTACGGGTGGAACTATAACTTTTACAGGCGCTGGTATGCCGTCAACCTGCCGTACCGGTACTGGGCGCTCCCCTGGTATGGGTACTGGTACAGCCGCCCGGGCACCTACTATGTGCCGGCGCTGACCACCGCCAGCTACAGCGGCGCGATGATCGCGCAGACGTTCCTGAACGCGAACGCGGGGTGGCTGTCGCGGCTGGGGCTGTTCTTCACCTCTAACGGGTCGGTCAGCGGGGACGTGCGGGTGGTGGTGTGTGAGACCGCGGGGGGCAAGCCCGACCTGGGGTCGGTGGTCGCACAGGCGACCGTGGCGCAGAGCGACCTGAAGTTCTACCCGCAGGAGACCCCGGTGGACCTGCCGCACGTGTTGCTGGAGGCGGGCAAGCGGTATGCCGTGGTCTTGATCAGCCCCGGCAACCATCGCGTGGCTACCGTGAGCGGCAACGCCTACACGCAGGGAACCCTGTTCTACGGCTCTGATGGGGACTACTTCGTCGGCGACCTGACCCGCGATCTGATGTTTACGGTCTACTGCGCGCAGTTCGCCCGCGCCCGCACCGAGGTCCAACTGCAGCCGGTGTCGCTGTCTGGTGGGCTGACCGACATCGGCATCGACGCGCCCCATGTGGTGCCGGATGGGTGTGTGCTGCAGTACGAGATCCAGCCGCAGGGGTCCGGCACCTGGTATCCGCTGGGGGCCGCCGCGATGTATTTGGGGGCCGACAGCACCGCGCCTAACCTGTGTAATCTGCGGGTGGTGCTGCTTGGGACCAGTGACCTGCAGCCGGCCTTTGCCGCCACTACCGGGGCGATCAGCGTCAGCCGGCCGGCCACCTCGGCGGTCTCGTGGTCGGCGGCGCGCACGCTGGCGGCGGCATCCACCAGCGTGCAGTTGAAGCTGCTGCTGGCGGACTGGGATGCCGTCAACCATACGATCACGGTGCGCATCGTCACCGGCGGCACCACGGAGACGGCCCCGAGCACCACGGTGACCGACGTCGTCGAGGGCGCCACGCGCAAGCACTACACCTTCACCATCCCGTCAAGCAGCAGCTACGAGATCAAGATCAGCGGGGCCCGGGCGAGTGGGTCCAAGCCGTTCGCGATCATCAACCGCATCGACGTGGCACTTTGAGGAGTTTGAGATGGCTATCGAAGTAGATCTGATCGACCCGGCGGCGCAGTACCGCGTGGCCCTTAACCAAAAGATCGTCCTCGACGCGCAGACGACCCTCTGGCCGGGGCGGGATATCGAACTGCTGGGGGCGCTGGTGGTCGAGCACGCGGAGGTGATCGACCGTGCCGACGCAGTTTGAGCGCTACCGCTTCCGGGACGGGGTAACGCCGCTCTCGGAGGCCACGTTCAACCAGGTCTTCGCGGACCTGGACCTACGGCTGGCGGCGCTGGAGAGCGAGCGGGCGGACTGGCTGGCGGCGCTGCAGGCGATCACCGACCAGGGCCTGGCGCGGATCAACGTCCAACTGTCGCAGGCGCTCGCGGACGTCTCGGTGTCGCTGCATGAGGTGATCGACCTGCACCCGGCCGCCCTCGCCCACCTGACCGACCAGGCCAACCCCCACGCGGTGACCGCGGCGCAGGCCGGGGCGGTGCCGCTCGCGTCCGATATCGACTTAGCGGAGCACGCGCTGCTGGGCGTGCGCATGTTGGGGCACGGGGCGGAGGTCAATCTTGGCCTATCGGGGTCAGCGCGGACCATCAAGCTGTCGGACGGCGCCAGGCAGCGGCTGACGGTGAACACGAGTGTGACTCTTGCCATCGACACCGCGGGCGCAGCGCCTGGGGATTACAGACTAGTCATCGTTAACCAGGGGTATTGGACGGTGTCGTGGCTGACTGGCCTGGGCTCGGGGCGGTGGCGCGGGACGTCTGGGGTGCCCGCGGCGGCTGGGCTCGGGGCAGTTGAGACCTGGGTGACGATCACGTGGACCGGCACGGCGCTGGTGGGCCTCATGGAACGGGTAGGGTCATCTTGATAGGGGCGTAAGCGCCGAC